GATGCGAGCGATGCTTACGTCATACAGCCACAGGGAAGGTTTAGAATTGTTCTAAACCCTCCCCCAAGTACGGCAGGTCATACAATAACACTTTATTATGTACAGAAACCAGCCCCTGTATATTCCAATTTTGGAACATTCAGGTATCCACAGCATCTTGATTTAGCTACTGTTAAATACGCAGCATGGTTGTTTAAGTATAAAGACAGGGAGCCAAACTTTGCTGATAAACTATATATGATGGCTGAAATGGAAATGAGGAGAGGAAAACATGGTGTTGATAAGGCACTTGTTAGGAGTAAGGTTAGAGTTAACATGTTAGCTAGGGAATAATAAATGGCAAAAACAACATCAAAGGGAACAAAAAAAGATTCAGACAAGGAGTTAAAGCCGTTTGAGCTTGGGCTGACAGGAAGACTTCTTTCGTCAGTAAATCCAACACGGATTGTAACGGGAGCAACTGGTGGCAAGACTGGTTATGCAGAAGGAGCTGAAGCTACTCTTGATAATTTTAAGACATTAAAGAACTTGCGTTATACCGATAATGGGATTCGTGGTATAAGGGGTATGACTAAAATAAACTCAACAGCTTTAACCGCACATCCAAGAATAAAACATACACACCAGTTCAAGGCATCAAGTAATCATCTACTGGTACAGGCTTATAATACTGCTGAAACACAATCCAAAATATATAGAAATGACACAGCGATTCCCAGTGCTGGTGACTTTACTGCAACTGCACTGCATACAGACGCTTCTGGTGCAGGTAAGGGCAGATTTGCCAACTGTTATCTAGGAAGGGTTATTTATTGTAATGGTGCAGAGACAATGGTATGGGGCGGTGATGCGGCAAGAGTATCAAACTTTACAGTCTATGATCCTAATGGTACATTTCTTTATGACTATACCGAACAGGTTCAAAACTCATTATCTGATACATCTAATGTGGCTACATTAAAGCGTGTATTGGGTATAGGCAGTGAAACTAAATTACTATTACATTGTGATGGTTCAGATGAATCTACAACGATAACAGATAGTTCTCCTACTACGGCCCATACAATGACAGCAGTTGGTAATGCAAAGCTTGATACAACTATAAAGAAGTTTGGGACTGCCAGTCTTCAACTGGACGGAACTGGCGATTGGGTAACGGCCCCAGATGATGCAGACTTTGTACTATCAGGCGGTACATGGACATGGGAAGGATGGGTTTATTTAAACAATTTAAGTGCAGATCATGGACTTTTTTCTCAGGCTAAAAGTGGAGGCACTGAGGATTATGTTCGTATGTTTATTGACACAAACGGTGCTGTTCATTTACAGATATGTGTTCCCACGGCTGCAACAGGAACGGTCACTCTTAATTCAGGTGGAGCTGGTTCTGTAGATGGTATAACCGTGAATAGTGTGGCTATAATGTCTGGTGCTGAATCTTTTGATACTGACCTCAGTACTACAGCTACAAACGTGGCAAGTAATATAACTGCCAATACATCATCTCCTAATTACACAGCAACTGCGGATGGTGCTGTTATAACAATTACAGCCGTTACAAAGGGCGCAGCAACTAATGGATATGTAGTTTCAAGTTCAGCAACAACAATAGCAACTACGGATGTAAATATGAGTGGTGCTGTAATTGATGCTATAGTGGATTTATCCACACCTAATAGTGTTATATCTGCAACAACGTGGACACATGTGCGTGTGCTTGAAAATGGAAATGATTATTATATATTTGTTGGGGGTATATCAAAGGCACGTGTAACCACTGCAAGTAGAACAGAATCTGTAGTAGCTTATGATTCAACCGTGTTTGTAGGGGCGGCACATGATGGTACAAGTACAACCAAACCTCTTAATGGATATTTAGACGAAGTAAGATTGACTAATACAGCACTCTCTACAACAGACTTTGATGTTCCAGCTAGTGCGTATGGTACATCAACGGCTGATGTTAATATAAGGGTTGGTGGTATATTGCCTTTATCTGGTTTTAATTTTACAGTTTCAAATGCCAATACATCTACAGGATCATTAAGTGTTTATTACTGGAGTTCTACTAATGAATGGACAGCGGTTACCAACCTTACTGATAATACAGCTTCTGGTGGTATTCCCCTGGCCCAATCAGGAACCATTACATTTGATTCAACAGAAGATATTGCCAGGCAGAAAATTATAGATGGTGTTTTAGGGTACTGGTATAAAGTAGAAATTACAGATGCTGATGCTGCTACTGCTATATCTACTGTAAAGGTGATTGAACCTTTTCAGAAGTTAAGAGATTTTTGGGATGGGCAATTTAGATCAGCAGGTTCTTTTCAGTTATACGAAGACGGTATATATAAAGATAATACAACAAATATATTTATGGATGATTATGTATATGATGATATTTCTGGTGGTGATGAATCGTCTTATACAATTATGAATAATCTTGCATCTACTGAATATGTATTATGTGGTTTTGTAGAAAGACAACAGGGACTTCATTGTAAGTTAATACCTAACCATACTAATACTACAGCAAGTACAATTCTTACTGTTTCATATTGGGATGGGTCTGACTGGATTTCAGTGGGAACTGTTAATGACGGTACATCTACTGAGTCTGTATCATTTACCAAATCAGGATATATAACATGGAATCCTGTCGCAGAAAATACAGAGTTTAGAAAAGAGATAAATAAAGAAGACCCTCTATATTATTATAAACTATCATGGAGTCAGGCTTTTACTGGAGATGTATTACTCCACCACTTCTCAGGGATACCAGTACAGAAGCCACTTGGAAATTATATATTCCCTTTATATGCACAGGGAAGGACATTCTTATTTGGGGACAAGACTGACAGAAAGAACAGGTGTATAGCCTCTTCCCTTGGAACACTTAATTGTTTTGCTGGTACAGGTTCAGGTGATGGGCTTATATTTGGAGATGACACCGAGGTTGTTGCGGCTGCTGAAATATATATCAATCTTAATATAGGGTCAACAACTTATATATTAGTGGCAAAAGCAGGTGCTATGTTTGTGGTGTCTGGTTCAAGCCCAGAAGACTGGGTTATTACACAGGTGGATAATACTGTAGGATGTTCTGCCCCGTACACATTCAAGGCAAGCCCTGTTGGTCTAGAGTTTTCTCCTTTACAATCACAACAGGTTATAGTATGGCAATCATCAAATTCCATAATGATGTATGATGCATCATCTATTTATCCTATTTCTTCATCAATTAGTAATTACTTTGACCAGACAAAATCAGAATCTATAAACCTTAGTAAAGTGGCAGATAGCTATGGTTTTTGGGATAATACTAATGGTAATTATGAGTATCACTGGTTATTTGCATCTGGTTCTTCTACTACACTTGACAAGGAATTGGTATTTGATTTAAGAAGGCAGAAGTGGTATGAAATTGACAGGGGTAGTGGTAACAGGTTACAATGTGGAACTGATGTTTCTGATTCTTATGGTGCTCACTATAGTTATGCTGCAACTAATTCTGGATATTTACAGAGATTGGAAAATGGAACTGCATTTACAGGAGATGGTGGTGCTATAACATATGAGTTTGAACTTGGAGACTTACCTCCTGCTGGCAGTTTAAATATGGAAACAATATTAAGGTATATAAGACTGGTTATGGTTACCAAGGGAACAACTTCCAGTTCGGTTACCGTAACCCATTATGGTGATATGAACCAGACAGGAAAAACAATTACCCTTTCTCCATCTAAATCAGGATATGATTCAACAATGCCAGCTCGCAGTGTGTCTGGCTCTACATGGGGAAGCCATGTGTTCCACAGGTTGAAGTTTACAATCAGTACTGATGATGAGACGATAGGATTTGAACCGTTATGGATTAGCGGTCTTTATGAATTAAGTAGATATAGATTAAAGGATTAAAGGGGGATATGATAAATGGCAGGACTAGGTTTACAGGAAGAATATAAATCTGGAATGACAGGGGGGTTAGCTCCACAGGCTGAACAGCAACTTGCACAGACTGCTGCAAGACAGCGGTTTTCAGGTAATGTTAATTTTGGTGAGACTGCGAGAAACAAGCAACTCCAAACGATGCTTGCGGCTCAATACGGAGAGCACTCTAAAAGAGCTTTTAGATACAAAGAATTAGCACATAGAAAAGAACTGGCAACAGAAGCTAAAAGGCAGTTTGACCAACAACTTACCCAACAGAGACAAATGCATGAATCACAGATGGCTGCAGATTATAACACAGGCAGAAGGGGTAAGAGTGTTTTAGGCGGCATGTTTGGTAAATAATGAAAGAACTTAATGTAGTTAAGACACCATATGAAGAGTTCTGTGGCAACTTACATCTTAAGGACACGGATGAACCTGATTTTATATATACATGTGATTTAGATGATGAATATATAGGGTTCATGATTGCATATAAACATAACAAAGAGTGTATATATCTTCAGTATGCGGCATTTGATGAAAAGTTCAGAGGTTATTATGCACCGACATTGTTTAACAGGATTGTAGATAAGGTACTTGATGAGTATAAAGGTATCATATGCAGGATAGATAATACAAACATTAAGGCTATTAAGGTAGCTCTTAATGCAGGATTTTTAATAATAGGAACTAGATTTGACGGAGTTTTGTTTGTTGAATTAATGAAAGTTAAAGAGGAGAACTAAAATGCCAAGACTTATAAATACAGATGAAGACCTGGGTGCAGTAATAGGAGGGTTAGCAAAGGGAGCAGTTGGATTTTCTGGATATGGAGCCCCTGAAACATTTACACCTGGGGGGGGGATGGGTAAACAAGATTTTAGCTTTGGCCAGAGACTAGGCAGGGGTATACAGGCAATGCAGTCAGATAGTGTTGGTGAGTTTCTTAAGGAAGAAGGTGATACCAATAAAGCTCAAGAGGCTGCAAGGTATAATGCCGCTGTAGCAAAAAATTATGAACTGAAAAATGAAGCAGAAAACCAGCCTTTTGACTGGGGTGAAAGGGCAAAGGCTATAGATAAAACAGGTAAGTTGTTTACTATAATGGAAGACTATATGAAAAATAGCGGAGCTGATACTAGTGGAAATCAAAAGATTTCAGAAAAAGAGGCTCAGAAAGCTCTACAGATGGGATGGATTAATGCGTCCGAGATAGCCCAGAAGGTTAGGGAATTTTCTGATAATACAACGAGGAATGCTGGTGCAATGAAGAATCAAATAGAACTTGCACTAGGAAAGCTAGGAGAGAAGCCTGCTGGACAGACAGGTATAACTGGTCAGGCTGATAGCAGTGTAGGAAGAAAGGTATTTTCTATAGAAGATTTTGATAATCCTGAAATTGCTGAAGCGTATCCGAAGCAAGCAAAAAATATAGCATTATATAAGGCGTTACAAGAAAGTGCAGATCAACAAACAGCAGCTGCTGAAAGGCTTAGTAACTATGCCACCCGAACAGATCCCGCTACAATAGGGGACCTGGAATCAAAAGCAGCTCAGAATTTAGCACAGAAAGCTATGGGGGACGATCCTAATATTGATCCATGGGAAGCAATAGCATATGGAGTATCAACAGTGAAGGGTGGAGATACTCTAGATGCTATATTTCAGAAACATACTGGCAAATATATGGTAAACACATCTGCAGACGAGCTCAGAGATATAGCAAAACACAGGCCTAATACAGCAAAAGCTGTAGCGGGTGAGTTATTTAAACCTGACTCACTAGGAGAAACAGCGACAAAAGAGCTGGCGGGTGAGTTATTTGAAGAGTGGGCAGACGATAAAGATAGAAAGGAAGAGGCTGCAAGGGTAATGGAGTACTATCAGATGAATAATGTAACCAAGCTAGGTACAGGTGGTATTGGCGATACATTGACTGGTGACGAGATTATGAAAAGACACGAATTGGATACACGAGCTGCGGAAGAACTGACTCCGTTTGAGCAAGAAAGAGCTATTAAACTATTAGGAGCGAGAGGCTTCTATAATGGTTAACATCTTTATTTGGAGTAAATAAATGTCATTAATGTCATCCCTTTATACAGTAAAAGACTTTTACGAGGCGGCAAGAAACAAAGGTTCGCTGAATATATTAACACCAGAAGAGAAAGAAGAATACAACGAAATGGTTAAGGCTGGTGTAATTCTGTCTGAACCTGAGTATGATGCAGAAGTAGTAAATAAAAGACTAAAGGATACAGCCTTAGCTGCTAGAGAAGATATTGAGAAAAAGAAATCAAGAGATGGTATTATTCCTAGTGCTCTAGCCGTTGCACCAATGGTCTTTACAAAGGGAATGGCCAGTGAAGTTCCCGTCCCAACCCCAAAACATGATCCAAAAACAGGAGAGATGTCAATAGGAGTTGAACATCCTGATTTTATGAAAACGGTTGATATTAATAGGTTGGCGGGCTTAGGTACATATCGTGCAACATCAGGAGAAAAAAAGGATAGCTTATTTGCTTTAAAACCCTCTTCTTTGCGTCCAGACTATACCGAAAAACCTAAATACGGATTTCTTGGTGAATTGGATATGACCGATGGTAGTGGCCGAAAGGTTGCAGATTTAGCTGCCAGAGGCAAGCTTGTTCATAACGGAAAGATTGTTTCATACCCATTACTTGTTCCCACCTTAACACAAGCAGAACTTGATACACTTCTAAAAGGTGGTAAAAATATACCCATTTCTATACAGGAAAAAGCGATTGACCATGCCAGGGGAAGACTTGAGCAAGGGCTTAGTCCATTTTATGCACAAAGACTTACACAGTATATGCCTCTTGGTCTTACAGGAGCTATATTAAATGAAGGTGGAGATAAAGGTGTTGTCAGTGCTTTCTTCTGGGGAGCTGTTCAAGGCCTTACCACTGAATTTCCTCTGGTGGCTGGTCAGGCTATGCAATATTTTACGCCTAGTGATCTCAAGGAGAAGGGTATTGACCCAGGGAAAAAATTGGCTGATTGGGCCGATAAGAACGCTGTTGAGTGGTTTGGTGAGGATCAATATTCGGGGCTTGCCTGGATGATAAATGAAGGAACAAAGATGGTAAGTCCTTCTTTTATTCCTTATGCTGGTACTTATTATACTGGCACCAGACTTTTACTTAAACTTGCAACAATAAATAAGGTTGTCAGTCGGCTTCATAAAATTAAGGATATGGAAAAAGGGCTGAGATTGATGAATCTTTCTAAAAATCAAGCGAAACTGCTGGATGGTGAATTAAAACTGGCAATTCAAGCGCAAAAGGACATCAAAAAAGCTATTCATCTTTATTCAGGGATAGTTACGTCTGGAATGTTTATGGGAGCGGCAGCAACTGACACAAGAGAAAATACATATGCAAGAATATCAGAGTTGGAATCCCAAGGTAAATACGCAGAAGCTGCTGAAGTAGAGAAGACATTATCATGGGCACCTCATGCCAATGCCCTTATTGAATTCACTGGTGAATTTATTGGATATAGATACCTTTCTAAGTTGTTTGGGATGAGTATTAGAACAATAAAGAAAAGGGGAGGTGCGGAAAACGTAGTAAGGCAATGGTTTAAAGATATTCTAAGGTCACTGGGTATTGAAACCACCACGGAATTTGGACAGCAGACCAGTCAGGCTACAATAGAAAAATATAGTAATATAAGGCCTGCCGCTAATGCATTATGGGAGGGTATAAGTACAATAGGCCCTGTTGCGTGGATGGTATTAATGACGGCAGGACTAGGTGCTGGTGCTCGTATGAGTCAGGCAAAAAGGCAAGCTCAGTCAGACATGATTGGTGAATATGAAGAGGTTGCATTTAAGGACGGAATTGATAATACCGTTGCACAAATGTACCCAAGTAAAGGTGTATATATAAACCGAGAGACAGGAGAAACCATAAATAATATTCCAGTAAAAGAAGCTGTTAAAATTATTAGTGGTTTAAAGGCTGAACTAAGAAGGGCTACGAAGGCCATGAAGGAGAGTAAGACAGAGGATGCCAGGCTCAGGAACGCAAATAAAGTTGTAGAAGTAGAAAGACAAATAGAGGATATTGACCGTTTCATTAAGTATAAAATAAAGAGTGTAAAAAATAAAGAGACGGGAAAAACTGAGTTTGAAGTATCCAGAGATGAAACCGACATAGAACATGATTCCAGAATTGGTGTTACTAATACATTAAGTAATTTAAACACACTAAACAGAACAGACAAGGCTTTACTTAGTACCTTGACAGTTAAACGGGGTTTTACCAAGGAGCAGGAGAAGCTTGTAGGAAAGTTTAAGAAAATAAGAATAGCACCATGGAAAAAAACAACAAAAAAAGGTGAGGAAGTTACAGATAAACAGATCAGTGAGGCATTAAAGAAATATGATGAACGAATTACCAGGCTCAAGGATACTATAGAAAAACGTGATAAGTTAATAAAAGAAGAAAAGGCGAGGCTAAGACGTATAACCAAAAGTAAGTCTATGACAGAAAGGATTGGCAGGTATACGTTTGGAGAGAGGACACAAAAGCGAGAACCCCAGGTAATAGGTAGATTCCCAACAAAAGAAGCAGCACAAGACCATATGGATAAAACAAGGGCTGCTGTGTTACATAATCAAGGTATTACAGAGGGTAGGAGGAGAAGATGGCGATGGACAGATAGAAGAATTGAAAAGGTTTTTAAAGATTTGACAAGGGCAACGACTGTTAAGGGGGCCGATATAACTAAATCCAAATCCGTAAAAGCCCTTGCCGCTAGACTATACTCCATTCCACATGCTAATTTATTAAAGGCACGGCTTGAATATGATGCGGAAAGAGCAAGAGAAGATCTGAGGCTACAGAAGGAAGTAAGGGATGATGTAAAGGCTAGAATAAACATTGTGGGTCGTGATATAAGAGATTTTGGAAGTTATGATTATGTCCGTAATCTACCATACACACAACCATCGTGGCTAAAGGGCAACCCGAAGGAGTTTTTTAAGGAACAGCTCGTAGATCTAAAAAAGGAACTTGCAGAGTTAAATAAATCAATCAAGGGAGTTGAAACTGATATTAAGAAAATTGATTCCAGGCTGGAGCAGGTAAGGCTTGCATTACTGTATATCACAGTGGTAGCACAGAGAGCAGCAAAGGCGTCTATAAAAAGAGCAGAAGAGATGGGTAAACAAGCTGGAGGTGAAGAAGATAAGACTGAAACTCTTGAAAAGCAAATTTACGAAGAACAACAGCAGGAAACTGCAGAAGGGGAAGGCGAAGATAACTTAAGCGTTGAAGACTATACAGGTGAGACTACTAAAGAGAAACGGAAGTCCGAACCTAAGAAAGAACCTAAAGCTAAGACTACTAAAAAGAGCTCCAGATATGACTTCCAAGACGAAACCCTTCCTAGTAGATACTCCGATGAAGGCAATGAAAAAGTATTAGACATGCTTGATGCCCCAACCCTTACACTTATATTATCGCATTTAGGGGTGGTAGTACAAGACACATTTATAAAAGATACAATCCTGGCGCACATAGCCAGCTTACAAAAGAAACGAAAGAAGGGCGATAGTATATATAGGGATATAATACATAAGGCCGTAGAAAAGAATCTAATATTTAGCCGTGATAGGGGGTTGTATGATGAAATTATGAACAATGTTAAGGGTGACAGGTCTGGTCAATATTACCTGCCGATTACAAGGCATATAAAAAGCGGTGGGATTCCCCCTAGTTGGTTGATAAATAAAGGAACTGTATATCCTCCTGGGGAAGATAATCATACCACTCTTAAATATGTGTATGCCCTTGATTATATTAGAAACACTGTTAAGGTGAATATAAGCCAGGCTCTTGTAGCATTAGAGTTAGAGGGAATAATAGTAGATCATGTCGGATTTAGGCAGGGATACCTGACCATGAAGACAAAGGATAGAGCTGATGTTACTAGGCAAAAACAAGGTTGGGATAGAATACATAATACATATAAAAAGGGAAAACTGTGGGTTAGTAAAGATACACGAACAAAAGTTGCAAATGCATGGAATACTATTACTAGAGGTGGTAGCTTAATGACACACGACCCAATCGCAGAGGTTGGGGTGTCAGAGCTTATGACGAAAGCTAAAAGAAACGAGCTTATAGAATCGTTTAAAAGTGTGTATATTCCAGGCAATACAGATACATGGCTGCAGAAGTTTAATAGAGATGATCCACCTAGTAAGCAACTATTAGGTAGTGTAAAATACTTTGCACGATATGTACTGACTCACCCAAATGAAGCCCTTGGTATTGTTGAAGGGAAAGGTCCAGCAGACAACTGGGAAAAAGCTCTGAAGCCTGAAAATGTAGAGAAGCTTAAGGGATATATAATGGAGTATCTACAATGGTTAATGAGTGACAAAGAGATAGGTGGTAAAAAACTTAAAGGGCTGGCTATAAGTGGTATGCCAGGTTATATGACGATGTTTACTGAAAGGGGTGCTAAATCAGGAAACGTCATGCATACCCTTACAGGACAAAACCTAAGCCCTTATGTAGGGTATGTATCCACTGCCGTTGAAGAGGATTTATTAAGTTTGATGACACCTATGAACGTTCATGATCAAATAATAAAGTCGGCAAATACTGACTATGTTAGCAATATGGCAAACTATAACAGACATAAGAAGATGGGAGAGCACGAAGATGCTAATACATACTTGTATAGGGCACACCAGGCGGCCAATATGGAACTATCAGCACTAATGGCTGGTAGTGATATTGGTGCTAGATATTCGGAAGTGTTTCTTGGGGAAGATGCTGACCCAAGTGTCGAAGATCGGTTAAAAAATAATACGGCTAAACCTATGGTTAGGACGGTAGGTGGCGACATGCATCTCTTTTTTATGTGGCGTAAGAATGGTATCAGAGTAGGTGCGGGTAAGATGGATGTGAAGGTATGGAATAAGGATAAGATGGCGGGGGCTATCAAGAGAGTTAGACAAACAAGAGGGTTGATGCTTAAGGTTGCTAAAAATAAAGGTAAGGTAAAAGACGAAGACCTAAAAAAGTTAGAAAAGCTGATGTTTGTTAACTTTGGCGCAAACTTTAAACCTCGTATTCAACACCCAGACCAGAAGAAAGCACAAATCACATCTCATTGGGATGGTACTGGGATCTCAAGTTATAGCAATGCTGCGGCTATTACCCTGTTAAAAGCATACACCAAAAAGGCTGAAAAAGTATTAAAAGAAGAAAATGAAGATTTTGCCCCTTATGTAGAAATACCAGGCAAGGCAGATCGTATATGGCACAAATTACGATACACCGCAACATGGTATATGATTTATGTACGTAGATGGGATGTTCCATATATAGAAGCGAGGCTTGCACATAAATATATGGTGCAAAAATACCACGATGCGGCTCAACAAACAGGTGCTTTGAGTAAGGGCACTGATTCCACAGCGGTGGATGCTGTTATGAAAGGTATAAAGACATTTTTAACAGATAATAATATTAATACTTTCTCTGAGGAACAGATAAACCATTTTGGTATAGGTGTTACTCGTCTCAGTGGTATAGATAATGGTGTATTAGGTATTCCCCTTGCTTCATCTTTTGATATAAACTCTACCGTGGGTGGTATAGGTCAGGGAATTTTAGTATTAAAAGATTTAAAGGGAACACCAACGCCACATATATTGATACCTACTGGTAAAGAACCACTGATATACACACTGGATACAATAAAGAATAAAATAGAAAAAGGAAAAGGGACGGAGGGGGAGGACCCTACTTACCACCTTATGATAGATGTATATAACAGCGCAGAAGAATTATCAAGGACTTATTTTAGAAATCTCTTAGAGGATAAATCCCCCGTTAAAATGGATGATATACATTTTTTAAAGGATAAATTAGACGAGAACGGTGCTGTTATAGATGGGTGGAGGGAGAATGTTAAAAACCTAATCTATGCTATAGGATCAGATATCGAATTTAACGATCGTGGTGAAGATATTATACTGGACAAAGATGTGGGGAAATTTTTAGATGATATAGTTCAAAAAAACTTAGACCTATTTGAAGATATGGGCGAGGCCTTCCGCTTTTCTAATCTTACCAGGCATAGTGTAGGTGAATCTGGGGGAGAGATACTTACAGAAGAGGAGTTTAATAATATTGTTCCAGAGGCAAAAAAGTTTGCAGAGGAGGCTGGTGTACATGTAGATGAGTGGGTGTTTAGGGATGAAGATTGGGAAATTGATCCCAACACTGAAAAGGGTAGGCAAATATTAATGTCTATATATTCAAGGGTACAGGTTGATGATAAAATTAAAAACGGAGTTAAATTTTATATAAGGGGGATGTATGAAGAATACGATAGGTGGATGGAAGAGACGCAAGGTGTGGGTGGAGGAAAGACAACCAGGACAAGAATCACAATATTTCGTAGGGCGGGTGGAAGGAAATCTACAAGAGAAGTCCTCATCCACGAAATTGCCCACGGGTTCCTCAGTAAAGGGGGCAAAATCACGGGGTTCACGGAAGACCTAGAACTGGGTGATGTAATCGGGGAGGAAATAAAAGCTCTGGGATTAACGGGTATATGGCTAAAGAACATTGGCAAACCAGGGTGGAAAGCAATAAAAAAGCGTATGATTAAACCACCCCATCCCCAAGACAGGGCGGTTAGACCATATTTATCAAGCCCAACTGACGTGATTAGATATTTTTTAGCAGAAGGTGATCCCAGTGGTATCTTCGCTGCCAGTGGTATTTTCACTGGCGATACTGATACAGGAATGAGCAGGGGTGTGGCTTTGGATAAAGTTGATGTGCAGAAAATAGTAACTATGCAGCCCGACTTACTGTATACAAAAGAAGAGCAGGAGATAATGGCGACCCAATTATTAGAACTACAGAAGAAACTTGCGAAGGCGGTAGAAGATAGGGATATTAAACTTCAGCTTAAAATAAGAAGAAACATATCAATTTTACAGGGGAACAGAAGTCCTTCATATGCATATGGGTTATTAGCAACTCTTGGCGATAAATGGTTTCCTATAAAAACACTTATAGAATTTGTGTTGCCGATGATAAATGTTAATACTCATAATATTGTATTTTTAGAGAGAATGGCAGCCCAAGGTATGGTTAGGAAGGCTCAGGAAGTGCAGAGAATAATTGAAGTCCTTACACAACGAATGCCAAAAGAACAGCGTATGAAGGCGTTTGACCTTCTTGACGGGAAAAATGAAGACTCAGATGCAAGTAGGGTTGGTAGTTTAAGAAACACAATAATGCGTATACTTGAGCATAAAAAGGATGATATAATAAAACTAAATGATGCCAAGAGAAAGATAAAGAGTGTAAATGATAAACATAAGAGGTTGATCAGGGAACTAGATGACTATAGAAAAGAGGGTGCGGATCAAGGAACAATTATAGCGGCAGAAAATAACATAAAACAAGTACTGAGGGAAATAAAGGATGCTAAAGAAGAATATGGCGCCCTTCGTTTTAAAACAGAACAGGAAATAAATACCAACTATAATCCCGCTATAGTTAAATTTCAAAGACTTTCAAATAAACACTTTATAGAAAAAACATTACCCGAAAGTGATTTAGATCCTAAATGGCACAAGCTTATTATAAAGTTAAGGGTGTTTCAGGCTGCCTTGGGTGATGAGCTTTTTGTAAGAGACTTAATTGACGAGCAAACATACATATGGCATCATGGTAGATATACCCATTATATGTATTTAAAGCACTTTATTGGGTTAACTGAAAAACATGAGAGAGGTGGAGGGGGAAAGATAGAAGCAGGCCACTTAGCACAAAGGGAAGGTATGACAGATGAAGTTCGGTTGGAACTGGCCCAGATAAAAGATATAGCCATTGTTATTCCTGTTGGGCTTGGAAAAACAATAGACACTATAGCCAAAACAGACTTTTATGGAAAACTTTCAGAGGAGATGTTGGGAATTGTGTTACCTACAACTGGTGTACCTAACCTGCATTGGAGTGACGATCATGGGCACCATATTATATTACCAGATAAATACAGGGTAACTAAATATACTTTTGATAAAAACAAGGGTGTGTTTAAGAGAGACATTGTGGAAGACCTACCAGTACCCCTACTTGAAGCCCGTGATAATGTAAAAACTTTAAAGCAAATTTTAAAAGTATTAGAGAGAAAAGCACTAAAAGAAAGCAAGGGTAGATATAAATTTAATGAAAATGACCCGTTTTTCTCAGAGAAACATATAAAAGAGGCTATAGAAGTTTTAGAGACGGAGCTTCTTCCTATTACAAAGAAACTTGAGGAGAGGGGACAAACACTAGATGATTATACTTTAATGCCAAAAGGTAAAACTGGAAAAGTAAAAGATTGGGGTGCGTTGTCTAATCGAATTATAGTGACAGCGGTGGCAGATGATATACTCCCTCTTACTATAAAAGAGGCTGGATCAGAAGATAGAGCTGCTAAACTGTATGCACAACTGGCAAAATGGAACGCCATATCACTTATGATGTTTAAAGCAGGAAAGGTAGCACTTAACTTTCCCACGGCATTCAGAAATATAATTTCTAATTTCTTACAGAATAATCTGAGGGGAAGACCACTTCCTCTTGTATTTAGCGATTATGCCCTTGCTATTAAAAGTTATATAGCAAAGGATCAGTATTACCAAGAAGCAATAGAGTCTGGGCTGTTTCAGGGTAACTGGAATATAGCAGAACTAAATGATGTACTCAGACAATATAAATATCTTGCTATAAACAAGAAAGCCTACTCTAATATATATGCCTTTATGGGCTGGATGGGGGAACAAACAAAATACTATGGAAAGATAGATGAACTGGCAAAATTATCCATATATAGGCAGTTGAGAGAGAAGGGTCATTTAGATAAGTTTGGTCTTGGAATGGGTGACCAAATTGCTACCAAGGCAGAAGCGTTATTTATTTCCAATAAATATGGTATGGATTACAGCGTGGCAGCAAGAAGTATTAAACAATTAAGACGACAGTTTATTCCGTTTGCTACTTATCAATATAAGGTTTTACCACTTATTGCTGAATCAATGGCTACTAGACCGTGGATAATGGCCAAATGGATATGGTTTATAGGTGTACCATTCACAAATATGAGCCTTGCACAAACAATGGCCAAGACTTTAATGGGAATAGACGAAGACGAGTGGGAAAGGTTAATGAGACAACTGCCTGAATTTATTGCACGGGAGAAGACTTTCGCACCAGTACCGTGGCGGTCCGCAGACGGAAGAATGATGTGGTTTGATGCTACATACTTTATGCCTTGGGGAACATGGCAAGCCATTTTTACTGACATGTCACAAGCAGAAATAAGCCATCATGCGGATACATTGGGTATCGGAAACCCATTCCTTACTGCATTCACGGCTTTAAAGACATGGAAACGGGGCAGGCCTCCAGTAGATCCATTTACCAAACAGGAAATATGGAATAATGTTGATCCGTTTGAGATAAAATTCCTTAAAATGTTCTCATGGCTACAGAACCTTGTAGCTCCTGGTATATTTGAGAACATACTTGTTCCTGGTCATCAAGAAAGACAGGGGGCATTAGGAAGAACTAAAACGATTATGATAAACAGGTTAGTTACAGGAAAACCTTTTAGGGATAAATGGGGAAGACAGTGGGGTGCAGAACAGCTTGGTAGGTGGTTTGGATTTAACCTTCAAATAATAAGTGCAGAACAGGGAATATCTATAAAAAAAGCACGGTTGGCACTACTTAAAAGCGACCTCAGAAAGAGACTGCGTACCCCTTCCGTTCGTGGTAACCCAAGGAAGAGAGAAAGGGCAATAAAAATATTCCAGAAGAAAGCTAGAAAGATTATGCGAAGGGGAGCTGGTGAATTTAGTTCAAGACCATCAATGTAGGAGAATAGATGAAAACTAGACTACGTGATATACTATTACTAGGTGTAGTTATAATACCAGTGTTTATATTTGCCCTGTTG